CTTGGCATCTTCCCGGTATGCCTTAACAAAGTCCTCCGACCCGGTCAGGCCTTTTCTACCCGTAAGGCTCGCAAAGTGGACGAGGATGCGAGGCTCTTGTTGGTCAAAATCCATCGACGCCCACTGCTCCCCCTGCTCCGGCAGGAACAGCCCCCGTATCTTCCGGGACATCTCGGGATTGCGGGCCGGGATTTGTTGGAGGTTCGGGTTGGACATGCTGATGCGCCCGCTGACCGTGCCGCCGCCTTCCGAACGTAGCTGGTTGATATGACCGTGGATGCGGCCCTTCTCTGTGTATCGCGTTATACTGGACAAGAATGTATTGCCGACCTTGTCGTATTCGCGGGCGGCGGCAATTTTCTGCGCAATGGGGTGTTCGTGCTGCGACAGGAAGTTCTTCGTAAACGACGGCAGACCCGTTTTGGTGCGGCCATACGGTATGCTTAGATGGTCAAACACTTTTGCAATGCTTGCGGCAGCCCATAGCTCGAAGGAAAGCCCCGTCTCCTTCTTGACCTCGGACTTTATGCCTTTGACCACGCCAATAAGCTCCTGCTTAAGGCGCTCGGCCTCGTCCAAATCCACCCGGATACCCTTCCATGTCATTTCTATACACAGAGGTAAGACCGAGGTCTCCATGTCAAAGATTTGCCACAAATCCTGCTTCGTAAGCTCCATCTTGAAAACCTGCCACAGGTCGAGCGTAAGCTGTGCGTCGGCTTCGGCGTACTCACCTACGAAGCAGGCAGGAAGTTTGTAAAGCTCGGCCTTCGGGTCCACGCCAAACTCTTGCGCGGCTTCTCGTAGCGCAGCCTCTGACTTCATCAACCCCATGTAATCGTAGGACACGGCGTTGAGCGAATAGCTAAAGCGGTTTTCGTTAAGCAATGGCGCGGCCAGCATCGCGTCGATCATCTTGCCCTTGAGGTCAATTCCAAGGCGCTTGAGCCAGCCCACGTCGTAGGCCGCGTTGAAGAAAATCTTGTCCGACGGGTGGCTCGCTATCTCCTTCTGGAACCAGCGCGTGACAATGCCCCGGTCCAGATTACCGCCGCCATCGTGGGCAATGGGCAGGTAAGCATTAAACCCTTCGTATGCTACAGCAAACCCGACAACATCGCCGTGGCCGGTAGCCCAACCGGGACCGTGGGACTTGAGCCGTGGGTCTTTAGTCTCCAGATCAATGGCTATTTCGGTAATACCGTCGGGCGTCTTGGGCAGTTGCTCAATTGGCATCCACTCGGTCTTCACGCCCCACTTGGGCTTCTGTAGATTAGTCTTCATGTGTCAATCCAAGCTCCATCTGCGACGAACCCTGGACCGGCAGCATAACTTTTGCATAGTCAAAGTGCGTCTCGAAGGCATCACCTATCCACATATCTTTCTCTCCGAAGCGCACGACTTCTGCATTGTAAGTGTAAACTGTTGTCGGTATTGAGACGAGGCCGTGAGCAAAATCTATTCCGCGCGGGGTGGGTTGCCATATCCCGGAGTGCTTGACCCTTGGGTCATCCGATTCCCGGCGCACGATTAGACCCCACCAGCGTAGAGTTGGTAGTTGGTTCGTCCTCGTGAGCCATTTCGGCGCGGTATTCGGAACGTCGGTCCAGGTCTCGCCCTTCCCGACAATCCATATCAAGGCACGCGCCATGGAGCAGTTAAAGTTCCGCGGGTAGACCTTTCCCCAGCGGTCGCAACATGGGCAGTAGCCACCCTCGCCTTGTATGGCATTCCGCCACTCGGTCTTAGAGTTCTGAAGTGTTTCCATTTTTACCCCCTGTTTGACCATCAAGTTGTTTCTTACGAGATTCTTCAGAATCCTCGGCGAAGGGAGTAAGGTACGAATCATATTCCTTTTGTAGATCACCAATAACATCACTCAGGAAATCCAAAAAATAAACGGAGTCCGCAATCCTATCAGGATCTTTTACGATCTGTCTCCATTCGGCAAATTTCTTGCGCGTTGTCGGCGAAGGACGCGCCTCACCGGCTACGTCGTGCCATGTGAATGTAATACTCTCCGGCATAATACTATCCCTCCTGTTTCCTAATTTTTCTAAATTCTACGAAGATACCTAGCTCGGCATCATATCGACCAACCCCTTTGCGAATTCTCAGGCATCTTGAGAACTAGGTTCTGTTTTGCCCTTGTTATCCCAACATACAACACGCGGTTCCCGTCGTCAGGGTTTTCTTCCATATCCTTAAGTGCTTTCCCGGATAGGTCCGTGAAAAGAAGGACGTTATCGGCCTCGCCGCCCTTTGCACCGTGGATCGTGGACAGTTTGATCTTAGGCTTCTGGAATATGTTCACACCCCGGTTGATAAGCGCCGAAGCGTATGCCCGGTCCTCATCTGCCATCCTATCCAGGGCCATGTCCCATGTTACGTCGGGAGTCTCCAATCCAAAGTGCTGGCGCAGCACCGACAACGAAAAGAGGTCCTGCTCATCCGCCCCGCCCAGCATTTTCTTGGCACCTCTTTTGAGCCGCCCCGCACCGCTGGATATGTGGTCGTACAGATTGACCGCCTCCTTCATAGACACTTCGTGTCCTGCACCCTCTTGCAAATAGTTCCAGGAGCCGATTGCATTCCGGATGGACTTCTTTAAAGACGGTGAGCCCTTCCGTTCAAAGTAGTGGCCGCTCGAGGAGAGGCTATTTGCGAGGTCGTCCATCATGTAATTAGCTTGAGCCAGCACGAGCCACTCACCGTCGCCGAACTGCACCGTGCTCTCATCATATGTACGCTCGACGCTGCCCTCTTCTTGCCTTGGCGACCAGACCTTCTTTTGTCTGTGGCGTATTCGCTGGACAACCGAGTCGGCGATCCGGTGGATGCTTCGGGGAACCCGGTATGACTGCGACAGAACCTCGGAGCCTCCATCAAGTCCCACAAAGTGGTTGATGTCTGCGCCCGCCCATCGGTATATCCCCTGATCGTCGTCGCCTGCCACAAACATCCTGTCGCTGCGGTCGCTCAGGTGATGCGCTACTTGCCACTGCAACGGAGTAAGGTCTTGTGCCTCGTCAAGAAATACGACCTTCAAGGCTGGTATGTTACCCGGCTTATTCGCCAACTCCACCATCATGTCGGTAAAGTCCTTCAGCCCGTTTATCTCCTTAAACCGCTCGTATTCTTTGTAGAGATGTTCAAATTCGTAGAAAGGAATGTGTAACTCCATGGCATTGTATGCGTAGGAGGGACCGAGCAATGTGTTACGAGCAAGGTCAAAGGCTCTCAAGATTGGGTTGTTAGACTTAGTAACCTTAAAGCCGTCGTCCGCTATGTGCTCAACTCCGCTGGAGGTCAGGTCCACCCCGGTCTCCTTTCCGAAGGCCTTCAACTCCTTGTCCCCGAGAACCTCTGATCCGTTCATGCCGAGAACCTTGAAGGCTAGGCTGTGCATCGTTCGGAAATACATAAAGTCTTTTTCGGGGTCCAGGTTAAACCGCGCAACGGCCCGGTCCCGGGCCTCGTGTGCCGCCTTCCTGGTAAAGGCGAAGTAGCCTATTTCATTTGGCGACATGCCGCCTGCGAGCAACTCATCCACTTGGTTCAACAAGGTCGTCGTCTTACCTGTTCCTGGCGGGCCAAAGTACCTGAACATCTATTTGCTCCTCAAAAAAACATCTATCTCATATCCTAAAACATGTATTAGCTTTTCCACTTTGTAGATCGAGAGTTGACGACAAGTGGATACATCCTCGTAGTCCGAAATGGTGCGCTGCGATATCCCGGACCTGAGCGACAAGGCGTGTTGCGATATCCCGGACTCCCGTCGAAGCTCTCGGAGCAGACGGCTCCAATCAAAGCTCAGAACCGTGGGGGAGGTCAAAACGGTACGTCCTCCTCGCCGTCAAACCTGGATTCAAAGCCATCCTCAATCTTCTTGTAAGCCGGAATAGACCAACACCGAACCGCCTGCCCCTTGATCCGGAACTGTACAGACCGCCCGTCTATATCCCGAAGCCGTTGCGCTATCCTGTTTGACTTGTATTCAAAAAACTTGTTGCGCTTTAGGAAGGACTCAAAGTCCTTGAGCCGAAAGTAGGTTCGGCCCTCTTCTTCATCGGTCCATGGGCGACGAAGAAGTATTTCTTCGCGGTCCATCGCAGATTGCATATGCGTGCTAAACTCTTCCAGCATGTCGTAGAACTGACCGCTCAGGCTAGTGTCGGCAGACGTGGTGATTACCGCGCCCTCGGTGTCCAACATCTGCCCGAGAAGGCCGTGCATCTGCGCCTCCCAAGCCTGCCTCGTTATGGTGCGGGGCATGAAGTTTATCTGCTCCATGCAAAGCATCTGGAACCGGTGCTGGTTCTGAAGTCCCTCAGTGTCCAATTCTACCGGGGAACCATTGACGTCGAGGAACCATAGAGGGGGTTCGCTGTCATACTTTCGTAGGTTGGCTACGGTTGGCGTGTTGGCACCGCCCCCGACGCCGTGCTTGCGGCTCCGGCAGAGGTCCTTATTGCAGAAGTTGCAGATAGGCTGGTCGGCACACTTGTACTGGTAGTCCTTCTTTTTTATCTGGTCCGCGACAATGTTGACCTCTTTAAGGTCTAGTGCGGGGTCCATGATAGTCTGGTTGTAATCCAGAATTTTGGTTTCCCACTCGTCGGGAAAGGCCTTCCGCAGATACACCCCCAGGTTAAATAGGCCGTTGTTCCGGGTGCCTTCCGGGAAGCCCTGTCGCATCAGGGCCTGTAAACAAGGCGGACCATCTTTGATCTTTTCATCTACATCCGGAACGGTCTTAGCCATCAACCCGTCTAGCTGGTCCTCGGTTATCGCGGACGCTTCCGCCATGTCGAGGAACTCTACAAGAGTCGCGGCGCTACCATCCTTGTTGAAAGCGTAGCGAAGTCCGCCCTCGTGGTCGAAGTAGGGGAGGTTCAGGAAGTTCCCGTTGTCGCCCCTCTCCAGAACCAGTTTGATCTGCTTGGGGAATATCTCGCAGCCACCGTACCCGATTTCGGCAGCTACCTCTTTTAGCTTAAGCTGTACCTTCTCCGCTTCAATTAGCTCTTTGAAGAACAGGTACAGATGTGCGCCACCGGATTTGCTACGGCAGACAACCAGAGGTAGCTCCAGAAGGTTTAGCTTCTTCAATATCTCCGAGTGGTCCAGCGGGTATTGGTCGATATCAATAGCGCCCCACAGGCAGGCGTTGTCTTCATTGATAGGTACAACACCAATGCTCGTCTCACCTTTTAAGTGTGCGTCATAAGTGGCACTGGTCCGTGGCTCGTGAACAAATTTGTAGACGCCCTTCTGCTTTCCCCTCGCGTCTTTTGTAGTCAGGTTCAAGGCTCCGTAGGCTCTGTTCAGCCCACGGAATAATAGCGAAAATCTCTCTATTTCATTTTTCATATCTGGGAACAGGGGAGAGGCGAGCCTCCCCCCTATCACTACCTAGAAGGGCGTGTCTTCATCAGATGAGGCGCGGTCCTCCTCCCTGACGTGTTTGACATTCACCTGACCGGCTTTGATTGTCTCGGCGAACAACTTCGCTTCCGCGTACACGTCCGCAGACTCGATCACTTTGACCTTAGATATCTGCCAACCGTGCCAGCTACCGTTCTTGTTCTCCTCGGACACCGTCTCCAGCCTCCAGACATGAGAATACCGTGGGGGTGTAAAGAACGATCCATTCCGGTCTTTCATCTTCATCGACCGCATGGCGCTGTTCCACTGCTTCGACTTTTTGAATTGTGTCGATTTCATGGGCAGTAGAGCCTGTTGCGTGATCCCTTCATCGTCCACGATAAGGACGTAATGCTGGGCGGTCCGCTCCAGGTATCGGCCATTTCCTCCAACAACATAATCTTTGTTGTCCTCCCCGCGTTCGGTTGCGGGGATTTCTTCCCCGGCACCATAGATACGGTGCGGAGCGCCCGTACCAGTACCTCGCGGTTCCCACTCAATGTACTGAAGAGTGTAGGCGCAGTTGACGACGGTGACGCCTTCTTTGCCTTTAACAACATCCTTTGTAACGGTGTTGTAGATGTCGCCAGCTTTGGCGTCGTCGAGATCATCCAGTTCATCGGACATCTTTTGCAAGACCTTAAGGAAAGGTATTGCGAGATCCTCAGAGCCCAAATCGCTTACACCCGCTCCCGCGTCGGCTGCGAACATATCCTCGTCCATGAGTGCCAACTCGGCGGTTTGCTTCTTCGCTACGGCTCTTGCCATGATTACTTACTCCTCTTAATTGTTGCACGTTGACTTATGAAGGCCCCGAATAAATCGAGCGGGACGGGGTCGCCCGCTTCTACCCGCTCCCGAAGCCACGCCTTCAAGGTCATTGGTTCGACCTTTTCAAGTTGGCTGGGAACGAATCCTTGCACTCCGCAAAGGTTTACAAACTCCTTTGCATTTTCATCCTCACCGCGACCGAAGGTAACGGTGACGTTATTCTTTACGAGGTCGCCGAACTCGTGATCTCGTAACCACTGAAACGCCTCTTCCTTTCTATCCCTGGGAATAGACGCCGCATATATGGGCTTTATGGAAATCTCCGAACCGTCGTTAAGGGTGAACTTCTGTAAGCCCATCTCTTCCAACGCTTCAGGAAGCTGCTCGTCGGTTATTTTATGAAGAGCCTTCTTCTTGTCTTTAAAGACCCTCTCGGCGTCTGCCATCTCCCGTTCCAGAGTTGCGGCCTCGGCAGCTAACCTGGAGACGCCTCCAAGCCTACCAGAATCTAACGTATCAAGCTTGTCAGGGGTATCGCTGGAGTCGGATTGCATCTCATTTAACATGTCTATCATTTCATTCTCCTGTTTCGTTCATCGGCGGTTGACTTAACCGTCAGGAACAGTAATATGGGTATATCTAAGGTAATGCAAGAGAATTCTTTATGGAACCGTTCGATTTTAAAACGACGCCTTACGATCACCAGCGCGAGGCCTTTGTAGCCAGCGCCCAGAAGCCTGACTATGCGCTTCTAATGGACATGGGGACGGGCAAGACGAAGGTGGACATTGACACAATGGCCTACTGCTTCGAGAGGCGTAAAATAGACTTTGCACTTATAATAGCACCTAAAGGGGTTATCCGGAACTGGGTTCCAGAGATAAAGACGCACCTGCCGGATCGGATTGATCGGGAGATTGTAGTCTGGAAGCCGGGTCTTACCAAGACGTACAAGGAAGAGTTAAACAACCTCTACACAATATCCCCGACCCGGAAGTTGAAGTTCTTGCTGATGAACATCGAGGCCTTCTCCACCAAGAAAGGGGTAGAGGTGGCTGAATTGTTTGTTAAGAAGTTCAGCGTCTTTATGACCGTGGACGAGAGCACCACTATAAAGAACCGTCAGGCAAAGCGTACTAAGGCCGTATGTAGCGTGGGCCGTGGTGCGGTAATGAGGCGCATCCTTACGGGCTCCCCGGTAACCAAAAGCCCTATGGATTTGTACAGCCAGATGGACTTCCTCAGTCCCAAGATACTGGGCTTCAAAAGCTACTACGCTTTCCAGGGCCGCTATGCCGTCGTACAGCGTCGGAGCATGGGCGCGCACTCCTTTAACCAGATACTAGGGTTCCAGCGACTGGACGAGCTTACGGAGAAGCTGGATAGCCACTCCTTTAGAGTTCGCAAGGAAGACTGCCTGGACCTTCCCGACAAGGTCTACATGAAGAGGGAAGTGGAGCTTACACCGGAGCAATCCGACGCCTATGTGCAGATGAAGAACTTGGCGCTGGCAAGGCTTGAGAACGGTGACCTCTCCACTACGCAGAACGTTTTGACACAGATCATGCGTTTACAACAGATATGTCTTGGTAGCTTGACCGACGACGATGGGACCGTTCACCCCCTGAAGTCAAACCGGAAGGCTGCCTTGTTGGACATATGCGACGAGATACAGGGTAAGGCAATTATATGGGCGACCTGGACGCAGGACATCCGCGCTATTGCCGAGGCCCTGCGCGACCGCTTTAGCGTACAAGCGGTTGCAACGCTCCACGGTGAGACACCTGATTCAGATCGCCAAGAGATCGTGGAAACATTCCAAGATCGGCAATCCGAATTACGTTTCATCGTGGGGCACCCTAAAACAGGTGGGTACGGTCTTACTCTCACGGCTGCAAACACGGTCATATATTACAGCAACAGCTACGACTTGGAGTTGCGGCTTCAGTCGGAGGACCGTGCCCACCGCATTGGACAGGAGAATAAAGTGACATACATCGACCTGATATCGCCGAAGACTATTGACGAGAAGATTGTGAACGCTCTTCGCAACAAGATCAAAATTGCGGATACGGTTCTTGGTGAAGACCCAAGGGAGTGGTTGAGATGAGTTATTTATTGGAGTTCTATAAATTGTTAGAAAAAGTGTGGGACTATCGTTATCCGCGTGAAGAAAACCAAACTAAACGTTTGAGGCGCAACGAAGATATGTTTAAGGCATACAAGAAAGGCTCAAGCTTTAAGGAGCTTTCTGAAGAATACAATTTGTCTATGAACTGGACACGAATAATCGTGGCCCGAGAAGAACGCTTACATGTCTATCTGGCTAACCTTCCAGATAAGAAGGTGTTCGTGTCCGACATGGGGCCTTTCAGCTTTCGCCTTCTAGGGTGCCTGACATATGAAAATCTTATTCATTTGACCATTGAAGAGTTCTACCAGTCTCAGGACGCCCAGTCTCTTTTAAGAATACCTAATTTCGGCAATAAAAGCCTACATGATATAGCCCTGTGCCTAAAACGAGAGGGCTACGACATAACAAAGTTCACCCGCCCCGGACAGAAGTCCCTTTCTTGGATTGGTAAGGAGTAAGTAAGATGATTAAGCATGAATCTATGTTGCAGGCCTACCGACTATTGGTTCCGTATGGTTTTCAAGAGGACCGTGACGATCCGCTTATACTAACCGCGTTTAACAGGGAATACGATACCATCCCTAATGCACGGATCCGGTTTGCCCGGAACCCCAAGAATTTTGAGGGGATTTGGTTTATTGATCTGGAAGAGGGTTTCTTCATGTACAACGACAACCCATCTTCTAGAGATGACTATTGGGAAAGGCTGGGAAAGTTGTATGCTCACAAGCACGTAGTTATAGGAACTGAGAAACCTTAAACGAAGGAGACGGCTATGGGGGCTATGAAACGAGCAATGCTGGACGCTCTCTTTGCGGAGGGGGATAAGGCGGAGGAAGCGCGCCAGAAGCTTGATGACCTTGAGACCCTAAAGGAACAGGCAGAGGAAGACGACATGATAGAGCGGGACATCCAAAGTCGGTTGGAGGGAGAATAAAAATACCCCCGGCATTTTTAGTACCGGGGGTAAGTCAGGAGGGAGTGAATGGATTTTCCGTGGTCAAAAGAAGGCTCCACTAGGCCCCGTATCTCTATTTATAACTCAGACCAGCTAGTGCCGTCAAATACTTTTGCCGACTTCCGCTGCGGGTCTTTCTGGAAGTCGTAACTGCAATGGACCCAACCGCTGGAGGGCTGCCCTTCTTTGTAGAACTCCAGGATGATCTGGTCGAAGGCGCAGTTCTCTTTCACCCATAGAGCGACATCTTTGTTGTCAATCCCGGGCACCTCAAAGTCTACAGCCTTACCCTCTACATGTTGAGAGTTGTCCGACGACCCAATGGCACGGTTCAGTTCCAAGCACCGGAACCCGCTGTTTGGTGAGAACGGAATACCGTAATGTTCCCGGACGGGCTCCAATATTATGTTGCACACCAACGTCAGGTTCGTGATGGCCTGCTCGTCGGGGGTGTTTACTATGCCCTTGCGAATGGCCGTTTCCGACTTTGTAAGCTCCGCAAGGGTAAAGTGCTGGGTGAGTATCATCCTACCAACTGCCTTGGCTTGTTGCGGACGGACATGATTCCGGAGTGCTCCATAGGTCTTCCTATGTATCCGCCTTGGTTAGCAAAAACTGTGTCGTTAGCACCGAACAACTGTCGACCAAGTTCCATCACTTCCGGGGAGGAAGGTCCTTGGGCCGTGGGCGGTGGTGTAGAGGCCATTGAAACCTGCGTAGGGCTAGGGCTCACTGGGCTGGCGTTATAAAGCCCGGATGCGGAGATAGGTTGCCTTAACGGTACTGCGGAGGCGCTGCGGTAAGCCGGAGGGCTTACTTGTTGCAGAGAGGCCTGTGGTCCGACGCCTTCCTCGTCAAGTTCTTCTTCCGCCCTTTTTATTATAGCGGAGCTAGAACCGGGACGTTTAAAGGGGGTGCCA